GCCGGACCGTAAGTTTTCGCTACGGCTTTTGCTAATAATTCCATGCCCTTCTTTACGCTTTCACGGGCTTCTTTGTCGAATAAAATTTGATTTATCATAGTTGTTTTTTTACGTAAGCATACAATTCGTTCTCCCTAAACAACAGGTATTCCGTAGTATCAAGTGTAATCGGCACACCTAATTCAGTCGGGAATAGCACTATATCCCCTACCTGTAATTTTGTATTGTCGTTTGTTTGGATGATTTCGCCCTTAGTGGGTCTGTCGCGCTGTGTAGTGATTAACAAGCCCTTTTCCTCAACGGGTAGTGGCTTTACAAGCAAATAATTATTCAATGGTGTCATATTCACGTTAATTTCAAGTGATGCAAATATAGTAACTTTTTTAAAATGGCAACCCTTTTTCAATATCATCTGCTCTTTCTGCCCTTTCGTGATAGTTGACGGGTTGTTGTATTGGTTTAAATTTTCGATCAAAAACATTAAAATCATCAAACTTCATAGCCGAATCAATGTATCTAAGTTTAACAATTTTAGCTTCGCCATTCCTATTTTTTGCATAATTAATCTCCGCATATCCCTTGCTTTCAATTACCTGCCCGTCAACTAAAACGGTATCAAACCCGCTTATACCTTGATTATGATAATACTCCGGTCTGTAAATTAATCCTACTTGGTCTGCTTCTTCCTCAATGGCACCGGAATCTTTTAAACTTGATAGCATTGGGCGCATTTCTTTTGTGTTTTCAACTTTTCTTGATAGCTGAACCAACATAATTATCGGTATGTCTAATGTTCTCGCTAATGACTTTACACCCCGTATAATCTCTGTAACCATTAGGTATGCGTTAGTTTCAAGTATTTTTACTTTTAATTTACCCAAGTGGTCGGCATACACAATTTCTACGTTAAATTTTCTTTTCATCCTAATAACCTTAGTTTTAAACTGCGCTAAAGTCTGATTAGGTGCATCTTCTATAAAAATTGGCAGCGAACGAAGTATCTTTTTTGCTTCCTCTACCTTAAATTTTTCTTCTTCTGTCATATCGTTGGAAATAACCCTTTTGAAGTTAATACCCGTTTCGTGGCACACCATTCTGATAAATATTTTCCTTCTGTCCATTTCCATTGACATAATCCCTACTCTAATGCCTTTTTTAGCTTGTCTTATCGCTGTTGAAATAGCTATTGAAGTTTTCCCCATGCTTGCTCTTGCCGCCCAAACAACCAAATCTCCGTTCTGTGGTGAACCAACTTCATCAATTTCGTTAAAATAAGTCGGAACGCCTAAACCGCTTTTCTCTCCCATTTCTTCTTGTTCCTTTTCAACCTCGTCACCTACTTGCGATAAACTCATAATGTTATTTGCAACAATACTCCCTCCCGCATCTAAAAAGCCTTTTTCTACCGATTCCATTAACTCAAATACATCAGTAGTATCATCATAAGCATCACGCATTGCTGTTTGCGATATGGTTATAATATCCCGCATGTATTTTTTCTGCTGAACAATCATAGCGTGTTCTTCAACGTGTGCCGCTGATGCAACTTGGTTTGTTAAAGAAGTTACATAAAACGCCCCGCCTGCATTTTCTAACTCACCTATTTTCCTCAACTCGTCTGTCACTGTTAATAAGTCAACACCCTTGTCTTTTGATGCTAATTTTTCAATAGCTTCAAAAACAAGCCCGTTTCTTTCATCGTAAAAACTCTCTTTCGACAATAAGGCAATTACCTCTAACGCATCTTTATCCACCATAAGCGCACCTAATACCGCTTGTTCTAAATCAACAGCTTGTGGCGGCACTTTCCCAAATTCAAAAGAACTAAGTGCATCCTGCGGTCTTCTCCTGTTTTTTTTGTAATCCTTTTCCATTAGAAATTATTTTTAAGCCATTTGTTAATTGTGAAGTATATGGTTTGCTTATTTTTAAGGTAGTCTGGTGTGTTTATCATCACGTCCACCTTTTCAAGTATTTTCTTTAAATCCTTTCCTGATGAATCTAAAAGCGATGTGAACTGCTCATAGGTTAATTGGCTATTAAGTTTTAAAATGTGGATTTGAGGAACTCTCATTGGGTTTGTTAAAAAAAGATAATTTACAAACGCCCTGTATGATTTTAGGTCTTGGCTATCTTTTGCAAGTTCAATTTGAATTGAGTAAAAAGCTGTTGCCTTTTCAATTATCAATTCTTCTTCTCTTTGTTTTTTTGATTTTTTGTCTTTTAATATTTCTGTATTATGTATTTCATTATCTAATGTATTAGTAATATATATATTTGCATTTGCATTTTCAATGCTTTTTAAGCGTTCCATATACCATTCGTATATGCGTTCGTATATACGTTCGCTATCAAAACGCATAAATTCTTCATAATTAAAGCTATTTTTAATAAAAGTGTATTCTTTTTCAGACGGTTTCTCTTTTCGCAAGATTCCTGAAAAAGTACCGATTATAGTATTTTTTTTCCCTTTTTCACTTCTGCTATCCATTACTTTTAACAGCTTTTTATTAAACAACCTCCCCTCAAATTCTTCAAATTTATCCCCTATTATCACCCATATTTTTTCAAATTCTTCAAATGATAACCCAACTAATCTGGCAAGTCTATTTATATCTGTTGGTAATCCCTTTTTTTGGTGCTGATGCGCTAATAAATCCACAAAAACACCTTTTTCGTCAGGCATCAACTCGGCAGTTCCCTCAATCCAATCCTTTGAGTAAAACAAAAACGCAGGGTCTTTCTCTTTAGCCATTGTTATTTATTTGTGTTTTATGAGATATATTATCCCTTACAACGTCCCAATCTCCATTAGGGTTTAGAAATTTAGCCAAAATAAACATCTCATCTACCATTTCTGCATCGCACCACGATTTCTCGGCAATGTGTTCAAGGAATGTTCTGCCCCAATTCTTGCCATCAGGCATCTTAGCAAACAGGTCGTAATCAATGGTGTAGTAACTGTGCTTCTTGGGTGTAAAGCATGTCCGGCGGTAAATAAAGTGTTTTAAAACAGGAAACTTGTCTTTTGTCTTTTTGTTATAGATATTCATATCAAAAAAAGAACCCGCTTTCTCGGCGTATCGCACACGCTTTGAAAGACGGGTCAAAAAAAGTTAGTTTATATGATAGTGCGATTATCATAGAATACAATGCAAATATATTCATTATTTCTAAATTACAAACTAAGCTGTAATTAAAGTTTGCAGTAATTTCACTTTATGTTCAAATGTAAATTGGCTCCATTCATCATCACGGCACCACATACCGAATTTACTCGCTACTAATGTCCTGATTTGCCTTGAAAAGTGCTTTTTAGCGTTT